TATCGCTACCTTCAGCCATACTAAATTAACAATAGAAATCACACAAACAACACAATTGCGGATATATTTCGTTGCGAGACACAAATCTTTCAATTAGCACTCAATTGTTTAAACTAAAACGTCTTCTCATTTCCATGAGAACGACACCCACCACATTCTTGCCAGGATAAGAAGCATACATCTTGGGGCTGTTATTGGGGGCAATTCCAGCACCAAGAAGTCCATCTTTTGCCCAGTACACAAGCACATTATCACCAGTTGCAAACAACGCTTCCCTAAAGGAAGCATCTTGCACCTTGGCTTCGTATATCTTGTACACTGCACGAAACAATATCTTCTCATCCCAACGAAAACTCATTTCTGAGTACAATCTGGAAAGTTCAAACTGGGCCTTGCGCGTAGCATACGTGCAAAACCTAGCAGGATTTTCATCCTCCACGAGCTTAGCAGCCTCAAAACCAAGGGCAGCGTAGAAGTTTGTAAAATCCCAGTTGGCAAACTTAAAATGTCGATTAAATTCCGGAGAGATCTCCACACGGTCTTTTATTGATGGACCAAAGAACTCCTTTACACGTTGGACGTAAATCTCGTTGCCCGCTCTATAGGGTCGAGAAACATCCCGGAAAATACTATCAACATCAAGCTTGTCAAGAAACTCTCTGCCTGTCTTTGTTTTACGAAGACACAGCAAGTACTTCTGGAAGTACTCACGGCCCCAAAGGGCAGCAGAACGAACGCAAGTTCGAATAGTCGACGTGTAATCACACACATCGGCTCCTTTGTAATACCACATGGGTATATCCTCAATCAATTCCTTGGGCAAAGGGCCCACAAACATTGATTTCGGTCCCTCAAAAGGATTGGGAACAAAATAACGACAAAGAAAAGTCAACTGATCCAATGGGATAAACTTCTTGCACTCAGTCTTGTCAGGTGCAGTGGCCTTAACGCCACACACCTCCAAAACTGGTGGAATAGTCTCTCCATTAAACCACTCGGCCTTATCAGACACAGAAGCAATAAAATCATCACCATAAGCATGCACAACACAATTCTGAATATAAACAGCGCGATCAACAGCAACACCATTAGCAATAGACAACTTAATCCAAGCATAATACAAAAGAATCCAGTTGGCAATCGTGTTGTAGATGGTAGTCATCGTACAACCCGATGGGTTTCCTTGATGGTAGTGATAAACATCACCATCAATCACAACAAAGTGGTTGAAACTCTCAACACCCGAACATACAACATGCCTACGATCTTCCTCTCGGTAACACGAGGCAACACAATCGGACACAGACTGTAAAAGCTGCATCGATTCTGAAGCATCGAACCCTGAGTAATCAAAACCAAAATGGTGATTACCCATGGCCCTATGCTGCATAATCATGTC